ACCATGTTTGCTTCCTGCATCCATCCCTCCTGCTTACTATGTCTGAATATTGTTGCGAGTGATGGTATCTTTTTTTTTCCTGCAAACTTTTCTTTTAGTTCTGCATGAAGTCTTCTAATGCTTCGATGACTCCTTGGCATTTTAAAATAATACTGTTTGATATCATCAGTTGTTATAGACCTATCTCTAGCCATGATACCATTTAATCTAGTCAAATATCTCACTAATTTGTAGAGAACATTTTAAGAACTTTCATATTATTGTTGATATACATAGTTATTTTTAG